AGGCGTCGCCGATCAGAGCGACACCGGCGGTGTCCTTGATGCTGGCTGCGGTTTTGTCCCAGTTGGTGCCGGTGGCGAGCGCGGCGCTCGATGGAGACTTGCCGCCGTTCGCGACATCCCAGGTGTAACCCTTGATGCCGAGGCCAAAGGTGTAGTCCACCTGGATGGTCGTGGTGATGCGCTCGTTACCGTTGTTGGTCTGCACGTTCGAGATGATGTCTCGGTTGTCGTGCACCAGCGCCGCACCAGCTGCCAGACCCAGGATGATTTCCTTGTTTGGCGTGCCGGTTTGAGCGAGAGCCGGCGCATCGGTGACGATCGAGGTCTTGCCGAGGATGTCGACGACGCGAACGTTGCCGGCCTGGAACAGGTTGTTCGGGTTGGCAAGGCCCTGGCCGACCAGCTTGTGCCAGGTGGTGCCCTGCATGACTTGAGCAACCAGGTTCTGGCTGGCATCGCCGAACTTCGCATGCGCGCTGTTCAGGCCAGACTGGGAGATGCCAAGAGTGGCCGACACGTCGTTCACCGCAGCTGCTTGCGCAGTGATGGCCGCCACCAGTGCAGCGATCGCGGTGTTGAGCTGGTCTTTCAGCAGCACCTCGGCGAACGCGCGGCTCGCGACTTCAACACCCTGAGCAGTTGGACGCTGCAACCAGGTCATCTGCGACGGCTCGTAGCGAATCGGACCGAAGCCACCCGCCACTTTCACGGTGGTGTCTTGCAGTTCGGTCAGGTCGACCGGAGTCACCGCAGCGTTGGCGCCGTAGCGGTTCACGCGACGCTGAGCTGCACCGAGGTTCTGGAAGAACGACTCCTGCAGGAAATCACCGGTGAAGCCGTTCGGCGACAGCACAATCGCGCCGTTGCTGGCTGCGTTGAACGCCTCCAGCATTTGGTCCAGCGTCTCGAGAGTCGCCGGCATGATGTAATCGTTGAAAACCTGCATTTGAGACAGGGACATGGGTCAAATCCTTAATTTAGGGGGAGATCAGAGAACCGGGACGCAATTGCCGCCGTGCGCTCCGCTTTGGTACCGCCGATGTTTCCTTTTGCGGCCCCGCCGCCACCTCCAGCACCCCCGGCCCCGCCGCCAGATGCCTTACTACCCGCGATCAACGGCGCAAACGCCGTGTCGTTTGCGAATTCTGCTTTCAGCTCATCCAGCGTTGCCGCCGAGAGCTTGCCCTGCTGGTCGAGTACGACCACAACAGGCTTCCCGTCGCGTTGCTCGACGCTCAACCGGCGTTCGATGTGCGGCAACAGGGCTTTGGCGCTGCCCGGGATTGCCAAGGCAGACGCGATATCAGTAGCGGTACGGCCGACAGTCAGATCCCGGATCTGAGTGCTCAGCGTTGTCCGCTCCTGCTCCAGCGTGCCGTTCAGCTCAGCTTCGCGGCGGTTGTACTTCTCGGACCAGGAGCGCTCGAGTTCTTCGACGTTGCCGGACTTCCGGGCATTCTCTTCGCGCTCTAGGCGGGCCTGGTCTTCGGCGTCCTTGCGAGCCTTGTCGGCGGCCTTCTTCTCGTCCAGCAGTTCCTGAACCTTGGATTTCAGGCCCGAAACGTCTTCAGGTTGCGGCAGACCTTCAATGCCGAGCACGAACTTGCCGTCCTTCTCGGTGTAAAGAGCGCGCACGGTGTCATCCACCCCTTCCAGAGTGTCCAGCTGATATTTCAAACCCATTTTCTTGTCTCCCAGAGACGTTGGTGCAGGCCCTGCCTGCTATTTGATGCCCGCCCGCTCGAACGCCAAAGGCTCAAGAGCCTTCATCTGCACAAGGGTCAGAGGTGAAAAGTTGCGATCAAGCTGCAGCTCGGAGAACCGTTCGATGCTCAGGCCGCCTTCGCGGAAGAGCTTGGCGCGGACCGGGCCGATGGCCTTGTCCTGGAACGCTGCCGGCTGCTGCTTGAGCCATTCGTAATACGACTGGTCTGCCCTGACCTGCTGCGGCCCGCTATCGCCAATGGATGCGCGGGTCGCGCCCTCGGAAAACAAGGCGCTAAAGCGAGTGATGGCAACAATTGTGGATCTGCACTGAATGTGCAAAGGAGGCCGCGGCCCTTCAGTCAGCTTGAAGCGCTGCTTGTCGAGGGAGCGGCATTGGCTGGTCGTCTTCGTATCCAGCGTGCTGACCCACTCCACCGCCTGCACGACGTCGGCGTTCTCTTTCAGCGTCTCCATGCGTGCCTGGGTAGCGACGTGCTGCACCGCCGTTCGCACCACAGCGCCGGCATTCCGGTTGGTCGTGGCCAGGATCCCGTCGTTGTACTGAAGCGCCTTGGTCCCACGAATGTTCTTGATGATCTGGAAGTTCGTCTGGCCTTCGAAGAAGCCCTGCCGGATCGCGCCTGTGAGGCGTTGTCGCTCGGTGGTGGTGAAGCTATCAATGAACGACTTGAGCAGCTTGCCGCCATCCGCGCCGCGCACGCTGAGCGGGTTGCCGAGGATTGCCGTCCTGATTGCAGCAGCACCGGGCACCGCGGCATCAAACGAGACGCCAACCGGCGCCGCCCGTGTCAGGCTGGTCGCTTCGAACTCGGCCTCGTAGTTCGCAATGTCGATCAGGTCGAGGTTCAGCTTGTCGCTGTAGCGGTTGAAGATGCCCAGCAGCAGGCTATCGACTTCGCTCAGCAGCCGCTCCAGCCGAGCAACGGTGTAATCCGTCAGATCGGTCCGAGTCAGCCGCTCACGAATCGAGCGGTCAATCTCCTTGAGGAAAGGTCCGAACTTGGCGACCTCCCCCGATTTCAGTTGCTCGAGGAAGACCGCGTGCCGAATGGTGGCATCAAGGATTGCTTGGTTGGCCGCCATTGTTGACTCCAGTATCGTCGAGATTCAGGCCTGCGCCGCTGGTTTCCAGCTCGCCCCGGATGTCGTCATCAGTCTTCTCAGGGTCGATCACCCCGCGGTCACGCAGGTACTGCCAGAAGTCCGATTCGGGAAGCTTGCCGCCCTGCACTGCATTGAACAGACCGGTGAGGATCGTTGCGTCGAGGCTGATCTGGCTGAAGTCCTGATTGAGTTTGTAGACGACTTCGCCAGGCGCGTTCACGAATTCAGCCATCCAGACCAGGCACTGGCTGTAGGCCTCGCTGACGTTGCTCACCACCAGCGACAGAACGCTGTGTTCCGCGGCGCTGTCGTTGTCGGCCTGGGTGGCGGTCTTCACCGCGCTGCCTCGCTCGATTAGTCTGGCACCGAGCGACACCATGTCCTCTTTCTTGCCGTCCATGGCCTCTTTGGCCACCGTGTTCGGCTGTGCCTGCCAGACGCCGCACGTGCCACTGACCGGAAGCAGCCAAGGCGCGCGGGAGCCAAGGAAGATACCGTTCTTTTCCATGTGGTCGCGCCACTGCTCATCGAGTCCCGCCATCCACGGCTGAGGCTGGCCCACCAGGTAGGCAGCCTCCTCGTAATCCGCGCTGTTGCGGTAATGACCGATGTTGATTTCGGCCATGTCGTACAGCGGTGAGTCGTCGATGCTGGTGTCGTTGTTCTCGCTGCCGAGAAACTGGAACGGGATCACTCGCCAAGGCTGACCGAGGCCATTTAGCGGAGTGAAGGGCGCGATGATCATTGTCGTCTGGCTGGAACCCTCTTCCCACACTTCCTGCGTATAGACACCGGCGGCATCCAAGCGCAGCACTCGAAACTGAACAACCTGTTCGCTGCCAAACCCGTCATCGGTGTCGACATCGACCGTCTCGCGCAACACGACCAAGCTCAGCAGATGCTGGCCGCCGACTTGGCGAGTTTTCCAGTTGATGATCGCCTCGGCCGGGTAGCTGGCGATGTTCGCCCGGGCCCGACCTGCTTGTTCGTCTGCCTTGCTCACCGATCCGGCCACGACAGCCGCGTAATCCACCAGCAACCCGTGACGGCCGACTTCGAGCAGATGCCCGATGATCGATTGCGACTGCTGGTAGATGCTCACGCCTTGCCCGTCGATGTCCTTCGACACGTAGTCGAGGGCGCCGGGAACGGTCAGCGTTGGCCAGGTGCGGAACACCGCCCCCACCAGACTGTGTTTTGTCCGGCCCGTTGCGTTGTAGAACACGGCGCGCTTCTTGTACGCGTCGTAGCGATCCTTGTTGTCCTTGCTGGTGTCCGAAGCATTCGGTCGAGGTAGGTACTGATCACCGGCAGCCTTAATGGTTTCCGAACCCTTGCAGACGTCGCGCACCAAGCGCCAGCGGTACTGCGCCGCCTTGTACTCGGGACGGGTAAAAGTGACGTCCGTCATCGGGCGACTCCCATTTTCATTGAGGTGACCGGTTTAATGATCGGGTACTCGCGATGGATAAAGTAACCGCCACCGTCGTTGGCGTGGTCGTTGCCTTGGCTCTTGTCCGGCTCGCCGTTGGGCGCCCAGATCTGTTGCTCAAGGCCGTCGGCATAAGTCGGGCATGTGAACGGGTTCACTAGGTAACGCCGCTCGCCCTGCGCGTTGCAGAACATAGCGTTCATGGCGTTGATCCGATCCTTCACTGGCGGGTTGGCCGCCGGCGCGATGACCGTGAAGCCCGCCTGCTTGAGCATGGCGATATCGGTGACGCTGGCATTGACAGACTTGCGCGAATCACCCGAGGCATCCGGGTAGATCCGGATCTCGCAGGTCTTCTTGTAGTCGTTGCCGTTATGCTCCCAGTAGCGTTCCTTGATGCGGCGGATCATGTCCGGCGTGTCGTAGCCATCCATCAACTCATCCACTGCCCGGGGCAGACCCTGATCGCGCTTGACGTGCGTTACCGCCGCCATCTTGCCGACGTTGAAGTCCATGCCGATGAACAGAGGCTCACCCGGCTGCACAGTGTCGAAGCACTGATTCAGCTTGCGGTCGTACGTGTGGTAGATCGAGCCGGATGTCAGGTTGACGAACTGGCCGTTCAGATAAGCGAGGATCAGCTGCGGCGGATACGACTCCATCAACGATTCGATGTAGTCGCTTGGCAGGTTCAGTTCGTTGTCGAACGTGCTGGCCTGCACCAGGCCGTACATCTCATTCAGCTTCGGCTTGTCGCGGAGCTGCTTCACGAATTGCAGGAAGACGAACTTGAAGCCTTCCGGCGTCGTGGTTACGTCGACGCCGTTCTTCAGCCCCGGCAGGTTGTAACGCATCCGAGCAATGATCTTGCGCCAGGCCTGCTGCGCCTTGATCGACGTCAGCACGTCCAGTTCGTCCACCAGGGCGTGGCCAATCTTGAAACCGACAATCGTCTGCGGCTTCTCCATAGACCGGCAAATGACAGTGCCGCGATACTGCCGGCCGCTGTAAATGTGAACCTCATGGTTCGCCTGGTTGATCTTGGTCTTCAACCCCCAGTCAAAGGCCACCTCTTCCACTGTCGGATAGAAGATGTCCCGGATCTGCGGGTAAGTCGGTGCGAAGTACCCAGCGTTGACGCCAGGCCACTCCATGAAGTGCTTGCACAGCGCCGAACATCCAACCCAGGTCTTGCCTGAGCCGAACCCTGCAACGAATGCGCGGAATTTATGGGGCAGTGTGAGGAAGTGAGCCTGCGGAACATTAAGGCTCGGCATTCGGCTTCCTCGCATCGACTACATCGACCTGAATGCGGGTCGGGATTGCTGGCTCGTCGTCAGGCTCTTCCTTTCGATTGCGGTTGACGTACATGTCGCCGGTTTCTTTCGCGGCCTGCTCCAGAATCTGCATGGCGAGGCCGATGTTCTTCATCGTCTCGGCACGTTCTACAAACCGATTCATGGCGCGGAGGCGGAACGCACGATTGGCGATCGGGATCTCAGCCGTCTCTTCGCGGAATCGCTTCCGAGTGTCTTCGAACATCGTCACCCAGCGCTTTGCCAGCCCCTTCCCTGAGGTCTTCGTGGGATCGTGCGTTTCCACCTGCTGGCGGGTAACCGATACCCCATATTCTTTCTGGACCGCTTCAACAACCTGTGAGGGCGTGTCGAAGCACGCCAGGGCCTGAACGATAAAGGCCTTCACGTCGTTTTGAAGGGCTGCCATAGATTCTCATCCGTCCAGAGCCTGTCAAGAATCAGGCCGACTTAAGCAGACAGGTTCCGCAGGCCCTCGATATGTTCAATTTCCCTACCTCGGCAGGTTTGTTTGCAGCATCCACCAACGCTTGAACGTCAGGGCTCGCACCGTAGCGACGCACCACACCGACGAACTCTTCGACGTCGTGTCCGCGCATCTCGATCTTGGGAGCACCTTCCTTGGTGAAAGCTGGCTGACCGTATTTGTCTTTGGCGTGAGCTAGGTGATACAGCTCATGCTCAACCACGGCACAGAAGTCGGTATCGCTGCACTGGGCGCAGTAGTCAGCGGCCAGCGTGATGATGAAAGCCGGCACATCGCCGAACCAATCGAACATCTGTTGTTCCATCCGGGCTTTCTGCCAACCACCAGCGCGGAACGCGACTTGCTCGGCCTGACCCAAGACTGTTCGGCCTTGTTTTTCGAAGTGTGAAGACGCCCACATGATCCGGATGTCTGCATCCAGCAGATGGGCATGGTCTTCGTTGTGAATGCTGCCGGTGTCGGCAAGGATCTCGGCGCTCAGCCACTCCCACACCTCAGGCGCTGGAATCAGGCGAATACCGAAGTCGGAAAGCTCGGATAGTTCGAGTAGCGACTTGGGTGGCATCGGTCTTTTCACTGGACCACCTCCGAGACGACCCGAAAGCCAAAGAGAAAATGATTATCATTAATGCAAACCGACGAAACTGCACCCCTTTCGGGTGGCGCGAAGCCTGAGTATGTGAAGAATGGGACGGGTCTTTCTAAATCACCAAGGATTTTGCGATGCCCAACGCTTTTGAATCACTTCTGTTCGTCCTGGCTGTCTTTGTTGGCCCGCTTGTTCTTCATCGCTTCTTCAGCTGGTATTCGAAGAAATTGCGCTACATCACCTCTTCCATTGCCATTCACGCTGCGTTCTTTGCCTACTGGCTTGCCAACCACTACCCGCAGTAAAGCGACCGCCAGGAAAAGGCTGCCCGACGCCAACACCATCAGTGCCGCACTCACCCGCGGCACACCTCACCTTCCGCGTCTTCCAGAATGATTTCGATCAGCTTCTGCTCACCCAGCCGGAACAGGGCAAGCGACTGCATGTCGTCGGCCATCGGGCCAAACCCGAACACCTCGATGCGACCGCTCCCAGTACGCATGCCGATCACGCCGACCGAGCAGGCTTCACGTTCGCCCGACTCAAGGTCATCGGCGATCTTGCGCAACGTGTGGACTGCATCACGCCAGCCTTCACGCTTGAATTCCAGTAGCTTAG